TAGCCGAGGTTGACAAGTAGGGTTTTAATCCCCTAAGTTCTACCCTGAAAGGGGTTGAACATGTCGTTAAACCAACAAACACTTCAAAAAGAAGTACAGCAGTTCGTCGCACTTAAAGACGAAATTAACCTGCTTACAAACCGTCAAAAAGAAATCAAAGAGCGTCTTGTCGCCAGTCTAAAAGAATATGGCGAGGTAGACGGTCGGGGGCATATAGTTCTTGAGGTCAATGACCCAATAACAGGAACTGAAAAAATTACACATCAACGCAAGGTATCTAAGTCTTTAGATATGGATGTTGCTGAAAAAATTCTTGGAGAAAAAAATCTAAAGGAACAGTGCATTAAGATGGTTCCTATGTTAGATGAAGCAGAAATCATGGCGTCTTTTTATCGCGGTGACCTCACCGAAGAAGATATTGACGCAATGTTCCCATCAAAGGTCTCTTACGCTTTCGTAGTATGACCGACGACTTCATCGATAAAGCATTTGCTGACCTAGATAACTATTATCCTGGCAGCAAACGCAAGCGCCGCGAAAAGGTTGAGAAACTACCCGAGGATGTAACTTGGGACGCAAAACCTTTTATCAAAACACTACCTAACGGAAAAAGTGTTGAGATGTTTACTCTCGGGGCGTTAGCGACAGCCTTAAGCCGACCTGTCATAACATTACGTGCATGGATGACAGAAGGTTATTTACCAACCTCCCCTTACCGTTTGCCGTCTACAGTTGACAAAAACGGTAAGGAGGTGTTGGGTAGGCGCTTGTACACTCGTCCAATGATTGAGATGACGGTTGAGTTATTTACTAAGGCGGGAATTCTTCACGCCAAACGTATAGACTGGGCCTTACATCGGCAACTCATTAACGAGATTGCCGAGTCGTGGGATAAAATCCGCGAATCGGAAACGGAAACAACAGAAACTAACTAACAAAGGAAATATATGGCAGTCGACCGTACAGCCGTCCCTAATGCGGACGCATACATCACTGAGAACGAGTCCTTCGCAATTGAAGACCGTCCAGTAGGCACTACAACAAATGCAGTGCAGTCAGGTTGGGAAGCAGCAGAAAAACTAAGTGGTTCTGCAGGTGATTTCCCAATTGAAATGAAACTTGGAGAAGATTTCCAAGTCATTAAGTTCTTGGACCCAGATGGTCCATTTGCTACATACAAGCAACACTTCCTCCAACAGAAGACTGTAGGACGCCGTTCTTACATCTCCCTTGGACCAACCGACCCGCTAGCAACAAAGCTTGGAAGCAAGCCAGAAGATAAGCGGGCATTTACAGTTGCCAATCTCAGTGTTCCAGGCGGAGCACAGCGTCAAATGTTGATTGCAACTCCACGTCTTTATAAGACACTGCACTCTGCACATTTCTCACCACAGGGTCCTTTGAACAAGAACTTCTGGGCGATTTCTCGTACAGGAAAGATGCAGCAAACTGTTTATCACCTTAACGCAATCAAGGCTCGTGACCTCCAAGAAGATTGGGGCATTGATGCCGAAGCAGCTGAAGCAGCAATCGCACAAATGAAGTGCTTTACCAAGGATGACATCAAAACTCATTCATGGGCTGAGTTGGAAGAAATTGCCAACTCGTTGCTGGCTTAGCAAACTAGATGTCTAGGGGCTGAGGATTAATTTGACCCCCTTTCTGTAATCCTCAGTCCTTAGACCTTAAGGGGGATATATGAACATCATCACGAATAAAAAACAATTAGACGAAGTAGTTGCTTACTACCTAACGCAAGATGCGTTTGCTTTTGACGTTGAGACCGTCGGTGACCGACGTGGTGATACTCCTATCAACGAAGTGCTTTGGATTACGCTCGCCACACACGGGAGGGCAGACGTAATTCCTATGGGTCACCCTAATGGAGAGTTACTTGAAGTAATTTATCCATTAACCGGCCAGGGCGAAAAGCGGGTAGAAAAGGGGCTACCCGCTCGTCCCAGCGATTACTCTCGAGATGCTAAGAAAGCAACATACGTTTATTCAGAGCCACCCGCTCAATTATTTCCAGCAGATGTTTTTAAGGCGTTAGAGCCTCTGTTCTTTAATGACAAGGTATTAACCGTTGGTCACAACTTACTTTTTGATTTAACTTCTGTAGCAAAGTACTACGGAGGTCGCGTCCCATCTGGTCCTTACTTTGACACGATGATTGGTTCTTTTGTTTTAGATAACCGTAATAAAAATAAAGTTGGTCTTGACGACTGCTTACAGCGTGAGTTCGGGTATCACATGGTCAAGGGCGTAGGTGCTGCAGTAGAGAAGCACACGTTTAAAGACGTAGCCAAGTATGCGTATCTAGACGCCAAGTACACGTTTTTACTATGGAAAAATCTAGCGCCTCGCATAACCGAGTCTAAAGTAGACAAGATTATGAAGTTAGAGATGGACGTGCTTGCTGTCCTTTGTGCTATGAAACTGACCGGAGCACCTATTGACACAGAAGCTCTCGAACATTTGTACGAAAAACTTTTAGAGGATATAGAAAAAGCCAAGGCTGAAATATTTAAAACGGCTGGTAGACAGTTCAATATTAATAGCAATCAGGAAAAACAGTACCTTCTGTATTCATCTAAGAAGGACGGTGGCCGAGGACTTCCTCCTAAGATGCTTACGCTTCGAGGAGAGCAGCGTGATGCTGCAGGCAAAGAGTTGGACTATTCGGACTATTCAGTCTCTGCCGAAGCACTTGAAGCCTATAGAGACCGTGACCCATTAGTTACCGCACTGCTTACTTATTCAGACTTAAATAAGTTGCTTACTACTTATGTTGTTCCATATATGGGCGGAGACGTCACCCGTACCTCTGGTGGCAAAACTAAGATTGAGCATAAAGAAAGTCTTTTAATTAACAAACGAATCCACTGCGACTTTGTACAACATGGTGCGGAGACTGGACGTTTTTCTATGGCTTACGGCGTAGGGCCTGACAAGATTTCGCGCCAAATAGGTTGCTCAGTCAATGATGCTAAAAAACTACTAGATGACTTCTCTAAGACCTTTCCGTCTGTAAGCAAATATCGATTGAAGGTACTAGCGGTAACTAGAGCCAGCAATCCTCCATTTGTTTACACGCTTCTTGGCCGTCGGCGTTATCTTCCTGAGATTAACTCAAACGACCGGGGTCTTCGAGCTGCAGCTGAACGTCAAGCTTTTAACACTCGAATCCAAGGTTCAGCAGCGGATATTATTAAAGTAGCCATGGTTCGAGCCCACGCCATGATTCCCCAGGAAGCTCGCCTGTTGTTGACCGTCCACGACGAACTAGTTACCCTTACACCAGACCATTTGGTAACTGAAACCGAGGACGCAATTAGAGAGGCTATGGAAGGAATCAACCTTTTGAACGTACCTTTAATTGCAGACATCACAACTGTACAGCGTTGGGGAGAGGCAAAATGAAGTGGAAGATTTGGAAGCGCAATAAAGCGCCAAGACTTGTTGCTGAAATATCACAGGATAAAGTTCCGCTCAGCACTCTTATACGCTGGTATTGCTATGACCTTGGTATTGAAGATGTAAACGATTTAGTCAAAGCCTTTAGTTTGATGCCGGTAAGTCAAGAGGGCGAAGATTTTGAGAAAGAAGCCAGCGAACGTCGTATTGATGCGGTTGTCCCACTTATGCCTTTTATAGAGAAGCCGACCTGGACCCAGAGATTATGGAAGGCTTGTATCGTCAAGTTTCTTTTGCTGCAGTGGTTGCAGCATTTTCCGCAGCATTTGAGTTAGGATTGGCTAACGAAAATCACGGACTGATGTTCATGGAAGGAAAAGATGAATGAGTAATAACTGGTGGGCTCAAAAATTAGGTGGGCAACAACCCGCTCCAGTACAACAACCGCAGGCTCGTCCTGTAATGCCACAGTCCCCGTCACTTCCTCCAACTCAACAACCAGTACCACTTACTCCACGTTGTCCAGGATGTAACAGCGTTAACTATTCAGGCACTGGAGATTCAAGACCTCGCTGTTACGACTGCGGGTATCCACTTCAACAGAGTGGTAGTGGAATGGGTAGAGGTATTAGCGTGCCTTTGGAAGGCCCAACTCAAGCCGCAAAACAAGTAGAAACTGGCGGTTGGAACCCTACTGAAATTATTGGTAAGCTGGGGTAATGAACGCAGACCTAGCAAAAGTAT